TTAAACTGGGATTGGATCATTTGTAATCCATGTTGTGCTAAAACTAATACTTAACGGAGCGACATCCATACCTTTGTTATACGTCTGCATACTACCATCAGGACGAATAATTTGAGTTAAAAATCTCCCTGTTTCTATTGTTTTTCCAATTGAAATCATAGCTGGAATACACTGCATTTGTGTAGGTCTATAACCTAGTGGAATTTTTTCGGCCAAATTTGACTGTCCGTTACTTCTTGTATTATTTTGATTAGCGTGTACTGATAGAGTGACCAAATTGCCAACTCTATTTAACCCACCAATTACTCCAAAACCAAGTGGAATACTTGCCAATGAATATATTTTGTCGTTGATTAAATTTTCTCCATTAATTTGAATCCCATCTTTAAAATTTTTAACCCCTGAAATAGTTTCATTCCCTGTTTTCTTCACAACAGTCTCATCAAAATTATCAATAGCACTTGTATGCGTCTTTGGATAAAGCAAGTTCCCTTTTTCTTCTAATTGTACGATATCTGCCATTATACTGCTCCCACCTTACTAAACGTTATTGTTGGTAATGTATCTAGTTTTTTCTTATCAGCTGCACTCATCAAACCATTAGCAGTTTGTGTTGCAGCTACAGTCGTTGTTGCATTGACTCCTGCTGGTCCTTGTGGTCCAGTTGCACCTTTTAAACCTTGTGGACCAACTGCACCCGTTGCTCCAGTTGCGCCTTTCGGACCTGCTGGACCTATATCTCCTTTTTCACCTTTGATTGTTGTTAAACCTTCCACCGCATTTACGTGTGTTTTAGGATAAACAACAACACCATCACTTTTTAATTCGACGATATCTGTCATACTGTTCCCACCTTCTCTATTGATATTCCTGTTCCTTCAACGCCTAAATCTTTAGCAGTCAACGTAATATCTCCCGTTTTTCCATTGATCGAAGTCACACCGCTTCCTACTGTTTCGATTTTATCTAAACCGAGGATTGCACTAACGTGTGTTTCTGGAAAAACTTGGCGTTGTACACCCGCTTCATCCGTTTCCATGACTTTTTTTATTTCTACTTCATTTGCCATCAAACTGAACCTACCTTTCTTATGAAGAAAGTCTTTTGTTTTTCACTATCAATTTCAGCTATTACTAAAGCTGAAGCTTCTTTTTTATGTGTCACTGTTCCTAATTTGGTTACGCCGTGATTTAAGCTAAATTTATCATCTCGGATCGTTCTAAGGATTCCAGCTTCACCACTTTTCAACGTGAAATGTGCTTGTTTTAACTCTTCAATTAAATTTAAAAGATTCCCCGCAACATTTTCATCTAAGATTTCTTTGATCGTTGCAAACCATTGATCGAATTCTGCTCTTTGAACTGTCGTCCATTGATCGTATCGCTCTTGATTTGTTGTGATCCAACTTTGAAACTCTGCAATAATACGCTGCAATTCTTCTTGTGCTACTAAATACCAATCATCATAAATCTCCTGGCATGTTTTCACCCATTCAGTGAAATAGCGTAAGATTTCTTCAAATGTCCAAATATAGTTACTGTCTTTGATTCCCTCGTCGTAAATGCTTTCTTTGACTTGATAAGCAAAATCTCTCGTCGAAAATTGTTGTCTCCAACTTAAATCTTTTTGAAGTTCTCTAAAGCTAAAGTAAGCAGTATTTTCCCCGACATTTTGCATATCGTAATTTGTTAATGTATATTCTAATTTCCCTTTTTTGGCGTCGATAACTTTAGTAACTTTTTGCTCGGATAGTCCAAGTCCAGCATGATGCCCTTGTTTGACGCAGAAAAAAGGGGTTAAATTTGAAATGTCTTTTGGTTTTCCATGTTCCGTTACTGTCACAGCCAAGACTTGGGTTCCTTCGTCAAATTGACGAATCATGATTGATGGAATATTGTCGTTTGGTTGTGTCGTTGATAAGAAAATTGGATATACGATTGACATTTACTCACTCCTTTCTAAAAATTGATTATTTGGGTGGGATGACAATTGAACTGATTTCGCTTGCCCCAACCCATTGACGTTCGTATCTTTCAATAATTTGTCCTTTTCCGATATTCTGCTCATATGTTTGGAATCCACCAGCTGTTAATCCTCTGATGACACCTGTATGTCCGTAAGTATAGTCGACATTGAATCCGCCAATATTTCCTCCACGTTTCCAGTTGATTATGGCTCCTGTCACTAAGTCTTTATACTCCGGTTGATAGATAACTTTCCAGCCAACCGCAGCCCAATCATACGAGCTACCAATATCAGCCGCAGCTTCAGTATTTCCGATTACATGACTTAAAGGATAGTTCGTTTGAGCACCTAAACCACAGCCACCCAGAAAACCTGAATATTCTGCTGGTACAGCATAACATTGACCATTGCCCCAATAGCGACCAACTAATGATTCTAAATGATCCAACCCCGCTTTGCCTGCTCCAGTTGATGGTTTTAAATCTTTAAATTTGTTAAACCATTCTTGGGCATAGCCTTGTCTTTCTGGATGTGCATTTTTAGGTCGTTCAAAATTCATTTCAAAAGCATACGCAGCTATAGCTGGGTCTGTAATTGCCTTAAAACCACTAACACTCGTTGGATTAACCGCGCCGATCCACTGCCCATTGTACATACACCAATCAATTAATTTTGCTTGCGCTAATGTTGATTGGTAATCATTTGTAATACCAGCGGCTCCAATCAAACGTTTAACGTACTCGCGACCATCCCAAGTTGGACTACCAATTAGTGGATAGCTTGAGCCGTCCCATTGCACTAAACCATAGGCTGGTCCACCAATTTGGTCTGTATTTGGGTCCATCGTCCCACCGGTTTCTTGTTGAACATTTCCTAAAATACCAGCAGCTGTGGCTTTGCTATAGCCATTAGAAGTTAGAAAGCTCCACAAATCCCAAGCGAATTTATCTGTTTGAGTTGTTATCTCAGGTGGATATGCTCCACCGGTACCTCCGTTACCGCCACTGCCATTCCCATTACCAGTGATTTCCTTGCCATTTAGGAATAATTTCCCTTTAATGTTTAGATTGCCAGTGATATTTAAGTCACCATTAATTTCTCCTTGGCCGTGTAATCGCCATATTTTCTTATTTGCGTTGGATTCTTTAGGGATTTCAAACACCGCGCTTGGTGCTCTTTCTTCTCTAGAAACCGCTGAACCAATTGAAAACTGATATCCAGGAATTTGACAAACGGCAACACCGACTGGTTCTTTTGTTTTCCCATCGATTACAGCACCAATCCAAGCTTCTTCTTCGTTCTTTTTTTGATTTCTAAAAGCAATAGTTCCATTAGACTGTAACTTAATTTGAAAATCATTGTCTTTCTTTGTTTGGACAGTAACTCCCTCTAATGTACCTGCTTGAATGAAATCAGCGTTAAATTTCCCATCAATCGTCCAAGCCGTTTTAGGCTTGTTTGTAAACTTTCCTTTAACAAAACCTATCCCTTCAGAATTCATGACTAAAAAGTGTTTACTATTATCTAACGAGTTTCCATCCATAAAAACTTGTTGATATGGTTCACGGCTATTTGACTTTCCCGTTTCGATTCCGTTCATCAGTTTTATCGAGCCACCTTTTGCTCCACGGATAATGTCATCCTGCCACTTTGAAATTTCTTCTGAATCATAAAACGTCATTTTCTTTTCGTCCAAAGAATCGACATTCCCTTTTAAATCAGAGGTAGCTTTTGAAATACTTTTTGTAATATTATCTCCTAAACCAGCTTCGACTTTGCCTGTTAAACGATCGATTTTCACTTTAAAAACTCGTGTTTGATAGTGATAGTTTCGATCATGACGGTGGATCGTTACGGTATTACCAATTGTATCTCCACCTAAGATTTCTGTTTTAAATTGAACAAGTGGACGAGAATATTCGATGAGTGAATCATATGTTTTTTGTAGTAATTTTTCTGGACTTTCTTCTTCATCAAACGTGATGACTTTTTCCCGTCTTCTCATCCCACCATTTTTTAAGGGAATGCCATACTGTTTGGTCATCTCAGGAAATTCCAGCCAATTTTGTCCTTTTGGTTTATTTAAAGGCTTACCATTGGCTTTTTTCCACTCTACATTAGTGAACTCGATTCGCTTCCCTTTGCCGTCACCAACATCTTCGCCACGACCACGACCGATTAAACTTGTATACACTTGGTTACGGTCTTGTTCTTTTACAATACTTAATGCTTTCTCACCATACGTAAAACGTTGATTGCTTTGTTCGCCAATTTCACGATAGACTTCTAGCCATTTATCCGTAATACCGATACCATCAATTTTATATTTGAATAGAATTTCGCAACCTTGTGCTTGAATATTTTTTAAAGCGTCACGTACAGAGAGAAAACGAAAATCTTCTGTTATTACAGGTAATTTAGAGTCTAGTTTACCTATGCGCCACTCTGTTTCTACCAGTAACTTTTGTATGGTATTCTTGATCGATTCGTTTTTCACTTGAACATTTTTAACAACATAGGAATCTAACTCATCAGGCGCAAAACTAATCCCAACAAAGGATAAGAGATTTTCCTCTTCCCTGTCTAAAATGATTCTGTACAAACTATAGAAAGAACTTTCTTCTTTTACAGCCATGTAAGCCGCTTGCTTTAGCTCTTCATCATAAATTGTAGATACATTTAAAGTATCATTCATCAATTCTTCTTTATTTGAGGTGATCTCTTTTTCCTGAATAACTTCTATCAACTCATTTTCTTTAACGATTCGAAGTAAATGCTGACGTTCATCAAAGAAATAAACACTTTTGGTCATAGTTGTACCTCCCGATAAGAAATAATCATCGACCCATTGCTACAACCAATAGTTTGACCTTCTTGGATCGTAAAATTTTCAAAATCACTTTCTAAATCGAGTAGAAATGTTTGATCCAGCTTATTTACAAAAACTTTTCCTTTTAAAAAATCAAAAGTGACTTGATCACCTGCACTTAAATTGTAGCTGGTGATTTTAATTGTTTTATCACCATTTGAAATCATTAACGGTCCAAATTTTTCAATAATAACTTCAATCTTTTCAGGGGTTGTCGGATAGGGTAAATAGGTGGTGATTGTGCTATCTGTTTGTAATAATACAGAATATTTTTTTGGATCTGTACAAAGAATTTCAAAACTAGCAATAATACTATTGGTATCTCCGCGAACATCATCTGTTGTCATATATTGTCCATAATAATGGTAATCTAGCTCATCTTTAAACCGAATCTCGACATCTGACTCTTTATAAAGTAAACGCATCAACTGATGGTATTTTTTTTGCACATCTTTTGCGTCTTTTCCAATTAATTGATAGCTGACTTTGATTGTTCTAGCAGGTAACTTTTGATTTAGTTTGATACTACCGACTTGTGTTTCTTGCGTTTCTATATTGAGAGATAACATTTCCCTACCTGTTACAGCTAGTGTACGGTAGCCTGTGATCATTTTTTCAAGATAAAGGCCGTCATACAGCATAGCTGAAGAAGGAAGGATCAAATCATCTTTGTGGACTTTTTTCGTTGTGTCTTCAAAATAATACATTTTTTCCCTCCTTCTAAAATGCTAAATTGATAGCAGAATCTTGTCCCATTGCTTCTGAAATATCTGAAACAAACGCTTTGAATTGTTGGTTGCCCAGTTTGATGTTGAAGGTTGCTGGTTGTTTTGTTTGGATCATCATTTGCTTACTGCTAGATTGGACAGATACATCTTGGACCGTTTCTAAATGTTGATCTAGGCTGTCTAAGCTAGGTAACATAATTTGAGAGGCTAGCTTGTCCATTGGTTGGTCAACTACATGGGTATTTCTTTCGATACCTACGGCTAAACCGGCTGGTAGCATTGCCCCGATTTCATCTCGCATCCAGCGTGATGGTGAGTGGATTTTGAACTTACCAGTAAAGAAATTTTGAATACTGCTACCAATATTCCCCAATGTTTTTAAAAGCCATTTAACTCCTGATTCGATCCCATCTATCAATCCTTGTATTATGTTCCCACCAATTTCAAATAAATCTACACCTGTAATTTCTTTGATTATTTCATTGGCCATTCTCCATCCTGCTGTGGCAATATCAGGTAAAAGTCCCATAATTCCTTCAATAAATGTCCATAACAACTTACCAGCAGCTAATAAAATATCTGGTAAACTATCCCATAACCCTTTACACAAAGTTGCGACAATTTTTATTGCTGCATCAATTAAGGTTGGCAACTGCTCTAGTAGTGTTCCTACTAACGTTGCAATTGCTTCTATAGCGACTGGTATCAAGGTTGGCAATACAGAGGCGATACCTTCTGCAAGTTTTGTTAAAACTTCAACCCCTTTTTTAATAATCTCAGGTAATTTATTCGTAATATTTGTAGTGAACGCTTGGATAATATTTGTTACCGTAGTAATGATTTGATCCTTATTAGCCATAATCCCATCTACTAAAGCAATCAATAGATCTAATCCGGTCATTAACAGCTGTGGCGCTGCAGATAATAAACTTGTCGCTAATGATTCAATCAACATTAAAGCGGCTGGGATAAGAGTAGGTAAGCTTTCGATTACACCTTGAACTAGTGCGCCTATCAGGTCAACTGCACTTTGCATGATCACAGGTAGATTTACAGAGATAGCTTCTGCCAAGCCAACAACTAGTTGTGTTCCTGAGGCTATTAAAGCTGGTAATTTTGAAATAATTCCATCCACAAATCCAGTAATAATTTCCGGGCCCTTTTCAATTGCTGTTGTAATCATCTCTTGTAATTGACCACCAAATTTATTATTAACTAAACCCAGCCCCACAAGAGCTACTCCTAAAATAGCTGCTGGACCTAATGCTTTGAGTGCAAATCCAAAAACTGAGGTTAATCCTTGAACCATCGTACTCATAGCTGTTGTTCCCACACCTGCTGATTTCTGAATGCTTGAGCCTATTCCACCCAAAGATTTAGTTAGAAGCGGAACGTTTTGAGTGGCATTTTTCATTCCTTCAGAAACTGATTCAAAGAAAATTTCCGCGTCTATCGCTTTTAACCCTATTTTATCCATTGCTGACGCTACACCAGTTTCCATGTTCAGCATAGATAGTACTGTTTTCGGAGCAAGATTACTGAACGTTCTAGCTACATCATTTGTAAAACCACTAACTTTACCTTCAATTACGTCGAAAGCTGGCAAAATACTTCCTGGTATATTTTTAAAAGATGAGCCAACTTTACCAAAAATACTCCCAACTTTATCTGTTGCACTATTTGCTTTATCAGCAAATAGATCAAAAGTTCCTGCGGCTTTACCAATTTGTTCCTGTGTAATTCCTCCAAAACTAGTAATTAAACTCTGAACATTAGATAATCCAAACCCATTTAGCAAACTATTTAGCGAGGTAAATGAAGCTTTTACTTCATTAAAATTTGCCGTAATTGTTGAAGAATCCATCGAGGAGTCAAAAAGTTTTACAATACTGTCATGTACTCTTTCAATATTTTCTAAAGCTCCATCAAGGGAAGTGTTTAATCCCATATCTACAGCTTTTAAAACCGCTATTACATCAATCTTTTTTTCCATTTCCCTCCTCCTTTCCTATGAATTAAAATTCGCGATCCAATTTTGAAGCTTCTCTTTATCAGGAGAAGTTCTTTTTTCCCTGCCGAGTATTTTCTCTTCTGCTTTGTGATAATCAAAGAATTTATCGAAAGTTTTAAAAACGGGTCTGCCTTTTCTTGTCTGTCCTGCCATGACTGTAGCCCACGCCTGCATATGAATTTCATATTGTCGGTCCAATTGCTTTAATTGATAGGCTTTCATTCGCAGCTCATAATCAGGCATCGTCAAACGATCTATTTCATTAAAATCTTCTATCTTCAAGAAACGTAAACAGTTTAAACGAACCTGCTCATATACTTCATCAAAATCTATGTTATTTACGCTTGTGCTTCTTCTAACATCTTGCTGGTCATCATTCCGGTATATTCCGACTTTTTTAGCTCATCGATCACTTCTTCAAATAAATCTTTTGTCCCTTTTTGTTCAACATAATCTTCTAAAAATTTGACTGTCATTCGAGGTTTCTCTGTCATATTTGCAATCAACAAAACTTCAAAAAGCGTATCTACATCTGATAAAAGGAGATTTGAAACGATTGCCCCAACTCCTAGTTTTAATTGCATGCCGCCGCGTTCTACTGAGTACCGTTTGTTGATTTCTTTTAGAAATCCATACCCGAATTTACAGTCAAAGTTTTTTTCATTCATTGATAATTCCATGTCATTTCCTCCTAATTTTTAAAACTACAATAATTGTCTCGCTACAATAAACTATATAAAAGAGGCTAGAATCTAACCTCTTTCAAGTATTTAAGTCTGGGATGATTATGCTTTCGTTTCAACTTTTACAGTGTCTTTAAATTCATAATCGCCGCCTTCAGAAGTATCCAATTCTAATGCTGCAAAACCATTCTTCCCAGCGCCTTCGATTGCCCATTCTAAAGAGTACTCAACTTTATTTTCTGCTGAATCCGTTTCTTCAAATGATGTAAAGAAACCTTCAAAATATTTTGCTTTATATTTTCCTTCATTGTTTCCTGTACCAATTTCTTTGGTATTGATGCGCCAAATTTGGACACGTTTATTTTCATCCATCGCTGTTTCTAATTTATCGATTTGAGTTGAACCGATTTTGTATAATGTTGTAGCCGTTACTGTTGTTTCAGTTGCTCCTGGCGTTACAACACTCCCGTCTTTCGTAACAGTCGATTCACTTTCTTTCGATTTTGAATAACCATTTTCTGTACTGTAGGCTAGTCCCCACGCACTTTCATTTCCTTCGTCTTCGGCTAAACGAAAACGCCAAACTACATCTACTCCGCTTAATGCTGTCAT